TCCCGAACTCTGTACTTGACTTTACTCATTGTTGCAAATATTTAAGTGGGTTAAAAACTATGTCTATCTTCTTTCGGAAGAAGACTCGGCTTTGCCGCTTGGCTCGTCCAAGAACTATCTTCTTGCCAAAGAATAACTATCTTCTTGTCGAAGAATAACTATCTTCTTGCCGAAGAATAACTATCTTCTTTATATGGGATGAAATCGGGTCGGGGGTTTACTCGCTTGCGGAAGAAGCAGGATTCGAACCTGCGAGCCGCTTTTGGCGACTGACGCGTTAGCAGTGCGTTGCCTTCGACCACTCGGCCATTCTTCCTGAATAGGACTGCGGGACTACCTTGCAAAAACAGTAATAGGATGTAAGCGATACCGTGAGCGTGAACCATCATCGGCGACGTAAGCGTGAACTAATGTCTCCACCCTGACCGGCTTCAACGACAAAAGGATTGCCGACGATGTGATGTTTGAAAGGTAAAGTGTCCCCAAAGGAACACTCGGGTTAAGCCACTTCCCTACAAGTCTTTCGACTCGGTTGGATTCGAACCAACGTTACCAATGTATAGCATACGTTTTGTCATAGGGTTACGATCCCTATAAACGTCTGTTCCTGTTCGGTACTCGGGCAAGTTTCGTGTCAGGCACTCAGTCCTGCCCTATCCCTTGTCCTAATGATGTAGCACTCTACATGTACTTATCGCGCAATTCCGTGTAGAGGTTTACCAAGTCTTTCGGGATGATGATTTTCAGGGCTGCGATGCGGTCGCACTCCTGCTTCTTCCACGTCATCCACTTGTCTTTCAGTTCGGCATATTGAGCGTCCCACTCGGAGCACTCGGCCTTCCATGCTGCCAATTCCGTCTGATACTCGGCACGCTTGCGCACCTGGTATTCGGCTGCTTGGTTCGACCACTTGTTGTCGATGCCGTTCTTCTCGGCTTGCAGCTTGCGGTAGCGTGCTTGCAACTCGGTGTAGATGTCGTCCACCACATCGGGCTTGTCGGCCTCGTAGCGTGTGATGATGGTGTCGCGTCCGCTCTCCTTCACCTCCACGGGGTTCTTCTCGATGCGTTGCAACTGAGCCTTCGTCGCGGTCAGCAGTCCCTTCTCGTGCACGAACTCGCCAAGCACGGCCAGTGTCGAATTGAGTTCCAATGCGCGGTTGTACTCCTTCACCGTCAGCCCTGCGTCAAGCATGGTCTTCAGGTCGTTGAAGTTCACTCGCGGCTCCTGCGGCATCGTCGGACGCTCTATCATTTCGTAGCCCGTCATCTTCGCATAGTCCTGAATGGTCTTTGCGTTGATGTCGTTAAGAGCCGCCTCGCGCTCCTTCACCGCTTCACGCAACCATGCTATCAGGGTGTTGGCCTTACTGATTCGCTCTACCGTCTCAACGATTTCGGGCAGCGTGTCGTTGCGCTCCTCCACCAGCGTTTCCTCCTCGCCAATCACGCGGATATACTTGCGGTAGAGTCGCAACCCCTTGACGTGCTGCTTCATGTCGTTCACCATGACGTTTGCCATTGCCGATACGTGGCTGGCCGATGTCGAAGTCAGCCCCTCGTCGCCAAAGTAAATGTCGTTAAACACATAGCCATTTTCTGTAGGCAGAATGGCTCTCTGCTCTGCTTTCTTTAGAATGTCCATAGTTCCTTGATGTTTTATTTGTTATTCGTTTGTTTCTTGTAGGGTTTCAACAACATCCTTTCAGCATTGCCATCATCGAAGGGGCTGTCGAATAAGCCTTTGGACGTCAGAATGAGGGCTGCCTGCTTGATGGCCGGCGGCACCTCTCCCCATTCCTTGATGATGTCGAAATAGTTTCTGCCAATACGGGCATATACTTCCTGTTCGGCCTTGTTGGCCTGTGTCTTGATGTTTTTGTCAATCTCTGCCTGTATGTATGGGTCGGGGTCGTAAAGCTCGATACGGCAGTGCATTTTTACCATGTCAATAGTCAAAAAATCCATAGTTCCTTGATAATTCGTTTAATTCGTGTCAATTCGTGTTCTTTTTGCCCTTAGGCTTACGCCGCTTCCCGTTTGTCGGGAATGCTCAAATGTTCTGTTCGTCTGTCATTTGTTCTTTGATTTTAATATGATTCGTTGTTTTCTTTGCCCTTAGGCTTCCCCAAGCTCCGTAGGTGTTGGCTTTGCCCACCTCTGTCACGACTCGGCCATGTCTGAGCAAGCTCACATGGCTCTCGCTGCTCCATCGGTTGACTATCGTCTTCCTCTGTCGCGACTCGGCATAGCTCAAACGAGTTTGGCTCTGCTCTCGCTGCTCCATCGGTTCAGGCGAGCGGAGCTCGGAGTCCGCCGCTTCCCGTTTGGCTGGAAGGTTTAGCTCGACGGTCCGCGCTCGGCATCCCGAAGGGTGACGCTTGCTACCAACGGGACGCAAGAAGGGGAAAGTCAATGCTCAAATGTTCCGTTCGTCTGTCATGATTCGTGTAATTTCGTTAAGTGAAGAGGGAAGAGGGAAGAGTGAAGAATTGGCTAACGCCCGAACTCCGATAGGATGATTTTATCCTTTGGGTCGAAGTGTTGCACGATGTCGTATTTGAAACGGAATCGGCGGTTGGCTGCTATCATCTTTCGCAAGATGCGTGGGCGATTGATATAGACATTGCGCAAAAACTCCTCTGTTTCGCCGTTGTCATATTCGGCATTGAAGTACGACTGAAAGACTATCGCACCGCCATGAGTGACGGCATGGAACATCTTGCGGAGTTCCTTGCGGCTGAACTTCATGCTTTCAATGATATTGCGGAATTGCTCGGACTCTTCGGGCGTAGTGGTCAGCGTTCCCGTTATCTCGTAGCCGTGTGGGTTCCAATCGGTTTTCTCTTCTTTCGGGTCTGCTGATATGTGCAACTGCGTGTCGCTGATGCCTGTCGCAATCTCCTGCCCGTCTTGGGTGAAAATACGGAAGTTGTTCATTTCTTCTCCCATACGTCAGTCCTCCGATTTTATTTTCTGATATTCTTCCAGCATACGATGGTAGCCGCTGTCCATGCCCCACCAACGGCCTTCGGTGTCCTGTATGAGCCATCCTGCCGCTTCTATCTTCGTGTGGTTGTCGCGCAGAGTGACCTCAATCTTTGGCGAGTGTGTCGTGGATATTTCGTATTGCAAGTTAATCAGCACACCCTCCTTGAGTAATTGCTGAAGCACTGGGATGCTATCGGGCAATACTTCTATCTGACGCTTGACGTGCATCACGGGCAAGTTCTTGAATCGTGCCAGCCGTTGCTCGCGTTGCCAATGTTCCTTGATAGTCTGAAATGCGCTGAGTGCATAGGTCTGACTCTTGGTGTCGGCTTCGTTAAAGTTCACCATCTTGCCCGGCTCTTCCATCGGTTCGATGCGGCACACGGCAAATGCTCCGTTGTAGTCAATCTCGATTTTCATTGCTTTGGCTTCTTTAATGGGTTGACATAGATATTCCACGTTCCGACATTTTCTTCTGCATTGGCACCATAGATGCGATGTACCACCTCATAGTGATGGTGTGCGCCATCCTTCCATATCACAATGCGCTCGTCAACATCTGGCACGCTGCAAGTCCATAGGTCGGCAATGATTTCGTCGTCGCTGTTACGGAACACATAGACGTGCATCTTCCCGTCCTTCGTCTCTTGCCAATGCTTGTAATCTTGTCGCACCTTGCATAAGAAGTAGGACACGTCTGCACAAAGGTCGCTTACTCTGATGGCTCCAGTGTCCGTCTGCTTGTTCTCGTTCTCTTTCACACACTGATTCAGTGCTGCGATTGCTTGATGAATGTTTTCGTAATTGATAATCATAGTTCCTTGATTAATTGTTAATACCACCAACCTTGTGGCGGTACATCTTCGATTTGTCCTTTCTTAATAAAGTATAGGTTAGCCGTCGCATTGTGCAACTCCACCCATCTTGCTTTGTTCTTATCATTAAGCATCAAGTTAGCGTTAAATTTAGACATTTTCTTCAATTCCTCATCATCTAACATTGATTCGCTGTCACTTCTGTTCCAACTATAAGGGCCATAGTTGCAACCATTCTCAATATTAGCCTTTCGCTCTTTTTCTGTCATAGTTCCTTATAATTCGTGTAATTCGTTCAATTCGTGTTCCTTACATGTTAATAATTCCCCGATTCCTTAACATATCCTTTGCGACGTGTCAGGAAATCGGGGAAATGTGGACAGGTGGTTACGCTATCAGGCCGTACTCGGCGAACTTCTCGAAGGAGCCGAATTGTGTGAAAACAAAAAGGCGGGCTCGCTCGATGATGTCGGCGAAGGGCAGGGTGAGGTCGGGCGCGTCGGGCTGGGTGTCGGGGCGGTGCTCGCCGTGGCCGCCGATGTGGTAGGTCACCTGCTCGTCGCCGATGGCGTAGGCGGCTCTCACCTCGGTGCGGTACTGCTGGGCGAGCATGTGCGCCACGATCTGACAGCTCACGTCCGCCTTGCTCAGGTCTTTTCCTGCCAGTCCTCCGCCTGTGAGGGCATCGCCCATGTCGCTTCCAAGTTTGCGGTTGGTGGCACCGCTGTCCGCGTCGAGTCCGCCCGTCCAGGGGCCGAGGGGGTTGATGGTGATTTGTGCGGGGATCATGCCGCCGATGTTTAGAGTCCCCCGACCAAACGGGGGACGGCTATAATGCAGGGGGCTAATATCCTCGCTTTAGTCGATTGATTTCCATTTCCAAATGTCGGTTCTCCTTGTAGCACTTCGCCTTGTCATCTTTGGCCTTCTTCGCTTCCTTGCGTAGTCGGTCGTTGTCTTCGGCAGGGATGCCCAGCTTGATGAACTCTCGCTTGAACGTGCCCGACTGCTCAAAGAAGCAATGCACTTTGCCTTTAATCTCCATAATTCGTTTAATTCGTAGTCGTTACTTGATCCTCTCTATTTCCTCCGTCACCGCCTTGCTGATGCCTTGCATCCAGAAGTGCATGGCGACGTAGTTCTCAATCTGCGCACCGCGTGACGCTTGCCAGCCCGGCAGCATGGCGATGCCGTCCGCACGGGTCATCAGCAGCAGAAGATCGTAGCACAGCACCACGGCATACGCCAGCCGCTTGCCCAGCACCCACTCCATCGCCCTGTATATCCACGGCCAGCGACAGGCCCACACCCTACACGGGTTGATGCACCCGTACCCGTGCCGCCGCAAAATCCTCTCCGCCTCCCCGAACCGCCGCACATAGTCAGCCCGCTCCACCCCGGACATTCCGCCCGACAAATAGATACGCCTTTTCATTCGCTGTCCTCCTTGATACTTCCGATGATGCCACGCAGACCTGTGAAGACGGGCATCGGCACGGCCTTCACTTCTGGAAAGGTGAGGTACTTCATGGCTTCGGGCAGTTCCTTCTCGACTGCCTTTTCCGTGCGGAGAGCCAAGAGTGCATCGTACACTTGATTTCCGAACTCGTCGCGCTCCTTTTCGAGTTGCTTCCGCTTTGATTCCAACTTCAGCAGTGCGTCGTACTCCTTGTTATCGACCTTGATGTAGTTGCTGTTGCCAGGTATCTTGAACGTCAGGGTGCCCTTGATGGCTGTCCGTGATGTCGTCCATCCTTTTTCTCTTTCTACAATGGTCGTAATGCTTGCGCCCGTCGAATAACTGAAATAATTGGAGTATTCATTGACGCAAGCGATAACAGGTGCGGGGATGTACTTCCTTACCAGTTCCTCGACTGCGGCATTTACCTTTGCCTCTGCGTTCTTGATCTTTCGCCCGTAGGCTTTCTGCTTCATAAGGCTGGCAGCTTCGTCTGCCATTGTTTTTGTAATTCTTCTGTTCATAGTTCCTTGATAAATTGGTGATTATTCGTGTTCAAGTCCATTCAATAAGGATTATTTTGTTTGCCTTTCTTCATGCGCTCCTTTTCATCCCGGATAGCGTCGTTAAGCGTTGCCTTCAGCTCACGCAGATGCTTGAAGGTCTCGGCAGATGTTCGCGGACATCCCCGGACGAATGACCGCAAGTTCGGAGTGTCAAAGCCAAACTCCGAGGCGTCGCAGATGTACTCCTGCCACTCCATGTACTGCTCACGGGTCACGTCGGCCAACACACAGTAGATGATGTCGTCCATGTTGATGGTCAGCATCCCGTCGCCATAGTCGTACACGCCACCCGTCTCGTCGCCAATCCAATAGCCGTAGTGAGCATCCAGTTCCCACATGCGCAGCAGTTCCACGAGGAAGCCGTTGCACGCCTGCTCCCATTGCTCTTTCAGTTGTCGCTTGATAGCGTCTTTTGCCTTTTTCATAATTCATTCGTTTTGTTTCTCATATTCATCAATGACCTTGTAAAGCCCTTGCAAGTGTTTGTTGGCGTTGGCATACCACTCTTTTTCCTTCGCCAGTTTCTCTTCGCAGTAGCCTATATTCTCGTGGGCGTGTTTCAACTGCTGTGCAATCCACACCTCCGGCGATATGGGCTTAATCTCTACATGGAAGCAGTCTTCGGGGCAGTCATACTCCTTGGTTTCCTTCAAGTGCTTCAGCATGAAGTCGCGCAGATACTTGTATTCCTCCGGCACCTGAAACCGCTCCACCTTGGCAATCATCGCGTCGTAACGCTTGCGCATTTCGGCATAGCGAATCTTGCGCCGCTCGTTCTCTTTTTCGATTTTCTTGGCTTCCTGCTCGATGATGCGCTCCACCTCTTCGGGGTGTTCCTTCAGACGATTCGCCTCTTCCAGTTCTTCACGGGCTTTCTTCAGTTCGCGCTCGTAGTAGTCGATGCTGCTATTCTCCAGCACGGGGGCTTTGTCTAACGGGAGGTCGCCACCATACGAGTGCGCCGGTGAAAACTGCGTCGCACATCGCAGTGCGAACTCTCTGAGGGTCAATTCCTCTCCCTCGTAAATCTTAGCTGTTAAACCTGTTGGCATAGTTCTTGAAATTTATTTAATTAGTGTAATTCGTTGTTGTTATTCACTCACTTTCCCTTCGCCTAAATCGAAGCAATAAAGCGCGTCGAGCAGTCCGTGAACTGGGTCTATCTTGTTGCTGTGGCCTGCCCCTTTCACGATGCGCCTGATGGGTGGGTCGCCCTTGCTCTCCACGGCGCAGTTGCCGAAGCACCAGGGCCACAGGGGACTGTCTGAGAACTCCATCCATGCGTCCAGGCTGAGCATCTTCTCTTCCAGTTCGGTGATGCGGGGGTTCTGCGTGAATGATGTCTGACTGACGGGTATCACCATGTGCTGGATAGCGTCGGCAATGTCCTTGGTTGACATACCCTCGCGCTTCTGGAAGAGGGTCTGAAGCCACGCCTTCAGGTTGTTAATCGGTGTGAGCGACTGAGCGGGGTCGTAGCCGAAGTAGTAGATGTTGATGCCCTTCTCCACCAGTTCCGCGATGCGGTTGATGGCGTAGGCACTATCGAATACTTCACCGGGGCATTTGTGCAACCATCCCTGCTCAATCCACTGCTCATAAAGCGGTTGGTTCGGGCTCTCCTTCATCGTCTTCTCCAGCACCCAGCAGTCGGTGTCAACAAAGAAGCGGCCCTTCATGGTGTCGCTCGGT